TTGTCTTACAATAAAACCTTCAGCTTCTGCACCAGTTGAGTTACTTGCTGGAAATACCCTGGCTGTTAGTACTGGAAAAACAACATTACTTGTTCCAGTGTTACCGCCTAGTACTCCGTAGAATAATTCATTTGCTGGTATAGCGTCTGATGTTCCATTTGGATTGTTAAATCCTGCATCCTGTGTATCGGATATTTTAATTTTTAACGGTCTTCCCATTTGTTTTCTCCTTGTGTAATCCCGTTCTAGCGGGTACGCAGTTGTGTCTGCATAAAACACATTAGTGTGTCAGTTGTATTTATCAGTAATTTATTATTGTATCCAACGGATCAATTATGGTTTTAGACAAGATATCAGTACGTATGTGATGATAATTATGTTTGATTTTATCAACATTATCTTTGGTATAGAGAGTTTCTGAACTTATTTGGTTGACAATCTGTTCTAAACGTTGTATACTATCAGTAGTTGAGTCGTAAACATTATTAAAAGTTTCAAATCCAAAACTCCTAAGCCAGGCATTTATTCCTACACTGCCAATAATATGAAAACATTGTCCACTTGCGATTGGTTTCCATATCTTTTCTCCTGAAAATTCTACACATACTTCTGTCTCTGTAATTATATTACACTGAGCATCTCTATAGGCTGGATGACTTGTACCTAAATCATTGAATCCGTTGCTATCCTCACTTAACCATGTTAAGGGCATATCTTTTAAGTTGTGCATTGCATCTTCATAATAATCGCCAAAATCCTCATAGTTGGTATAACCCCAAATTGGTTGTCCATTATAAGGATCTTTGTTATAAAATGTAAAAATATTGTTGGTTAATAGATTTTGTTTCTTAAGCATTGTGTATAATAGTAGTCGATGCCATCTTGGATTACGATTTAAACAACTATAATTATATTTTCTTGGATTTAGATTTAGAGGTATATCTAACATAGGCGGAATAAGAAAGCTCATGTTTAAATAAAATATATCAACAAGTGTGGTATACTGCTGTTTTGTCCATTCGCTTGAAAGCAAAAATCCTCGTATACTTTTGTTTTCAAGGTAGGTGTTAAGTTTATGCGTAAGTAATCTGTCATAAATTGGATCACCAGTATGATCAAAAATAATCTGTTCGATGTGATGATTTTCATCAAGTAACTGATTAGAAATTTTCTCTATAGATTCCATGTTTTTTCTGTTTATATTCAAAAACAACGTAGGGTTACGGCAGATAGAATAAAATGGAAGAAGGTGCCGAGGTGCCTTGCAGATACCGTCTGTGTAGTTTATATGCATAGATATACTTACTGACTTCGAACATGAGTCAAAAAAAAATAGCACCCGAAGGTGCTATTCTTAATAAAGTTTTTGTAGTCTTATGAGAAAGACAAGTTAGTAATAGCAATCTCACCTAAGTAATCACCAGCGTTACCAAAAGATGACGCAGTGTTTGTTAACTCGATATAACCATATCTAGTCATAAAACTTACTACTGGCTCAAATGATGCCGGATCTAAGACAACACCTGAACTCATCAACGGTACATAAGGACAGTAGAAAGCTGGAGCGTCAGTTTCTGATGCGCCTTTATATCCTACTAATACTGGTGTTGCGTCGTTTGCATAACTATCACAGAATATTCTCATTGTACCGTTTAATGTACCTACAAACTTAGTGTTTGTTGGTGCTTCAAAAGTACCTTCTGTTGTTCTAGCAAAAGCTGAAGTTGTAGCTGATTGTAGAACTGTTAATGCTGCAGGAGAAACAACTGCATAGTTACCTGCACCACGTCTTGTACGTTGTGCAATTAAGTTAGCTGTTCTGTTTATTAATACTGCTAAAGCGGCATGTTCATCACCAACGAAAGTAGCAGTACCTGATACTGCAGCTTGGTTAAATGTGAATTCAGTTGCTGCTAATGTACGTAGAGATAAAAGAATCTCTTGATCAATTTCAGCAGTAATCTCTTGAGCCAATGCGGCCATGATTTCTGCTTCTACATCGATACCGTGCATTGCTTGTGCATCTTGAGCTGCTTCAAAAGTCCAACGTGCTTGTAGCTTACGAGTTTTTGCTTCAACTGTTTGCTTTAAGATCTGAACTGAAATATTACGTCCACCTGATCCTTCAAGTATTGCAGTATTTGCACCGGCATAGTTTGCCTGAGCTGCTGCTACTACACCAGCTGCAACTGTTGTTGCACTTGAGTATGCTTGTGCAATCTTAAATGGTGATAACGCTTCTTCACCAGCAACTGTTGATGTTGCGGCAATTGAGTTATCAGTCATTGCGTTAGCATAACGTACTCTTAGTGTGTGAATTTGTCCAACTGGACCTGTCATTGGCTGAACACCAACTAATTCGTTAGCAATAACTGTTGGCATAACACGTCGAATAACAGGTAAAATAACTCTGTTTAGTGTTGCAATGTTACCTGAACTTGTTGATCCTGCAGTTGCATTCTCAGCTAAGTGCTTGCGTGTGTTTTCTAAAACAACGCCCATTGTAGAGCGACGAGTTCCTTGTAAGCCTTCTAGGAGGGCTTCCTTGGTCTCACTCCATCTGTTTTCTAGTAGTTCTTGTGACATTTCTGTCTCCTTTTTCTTTTAGTTTAAAGCCCTGCTAGGCGTTTAAGTTCAATAACATTATTAGTGTTATCATCACTCTTTACAGCTTTTGCAGTTTTGTTACCAGTTTGTTCAGTAAGTGCAGTAGCTTTTTTAACTGCTCTTGCTTCACTTAACACGGCTGGCAAATATTTTTCGAAAGCGTTTTTCAAACGAGATGTTTGAACGTTTTCAAGTAGACTAGTCATCACAGATCTCTTCTCATCGTTTAGAGGAGACAGAAGTTCGTCCAATGTAGCATCACGCTCATTGGCTTCTTTAATGACTTTAATCTGGTGGTTCTTATTCTCAATAAGCTTCTTAGCTTGATGTTGAATTTTGATAGCTTCGGCTAACTGTTTATCTTTTCTAACAACAGCTGCATTCAATTTACGTACTTCTGCATTTTCATTTAAATGAGTAGCACCAAATTCAGTAGCATATGCTTCAAAGATACGACGACCAAAATTGTTCTCTCGAGCAGATTTGATGTCTTCTTTTAGTTGGCCCATTTCAGCCTTAAGATGCGTAGAAACAGTTGAAGACATCTTCTTAGCAGATTCTTTTATAAATTTGCTCTTTAGATTATCAAGTTGTCCACGTGCATTTCTAACAAGTCTAACTTTAGTTTCCACTAAGTCTTTCTTATCAGATGCGAACTCTTTGATTTCTTCAGCCAATGCACCAACAACAAATGATTCTAATTTCTCAAAACCAGTTTTTGATGATATACGATCCTTGCGTAGTTCACGTAGTTCTTCTGACAGTTTTTGTACTAAAAAGCCGTTAAACTTGTTAGCATTTTCTGTCATTGACTTGTTAAACTTCACACGATCGTTTGCAAGTGCTTTTTTCTCTTCACTTATTTGAGAAATTTCAGTTGCAAGGCCGTCTGTTACCATTTTATCTAGGGCTTCTACCATCACAGTCTTATCGTGCTCATAGCGTTGTGCAAACTCCTCACGAAGTTCACTACGTACTGTTTCCTTAGCCTCTACCAATTTTGCTTCCCATTGTTCAGCAATAGCTTGGCGAGTATCTTCGTTAACAAGATCGCTATCTAGTAGTGGTTTAATAGCATCTAACATGCGATTCTCCTAAATCTTTAGGTCCCTGATTAGACGAGAAACCTCATCCTTCAGGTACTTTTGTATTTTGCCGTCTTTCCCAGACTCGCGGGCCATTTCTAAAATGTGATGTCCATGTCTCATGTTCATCATTCCTTCATAAATTGCCTTTGGATATGCACCAGGTGCACTGGGTTGGGCGACCACATCTACAGTGACAATCTCAAAGTCACTGACATGTCCATTATGTGGATCAACATTACCTGATCCACGACTCGATACTCCCAATCTCACGCCAGACTGTAGCATAGTTTTCACTAGCTCGCCCATTGGAGTTGGAAGAATTTTTAGTTTTCCGTAACCGTTTGGTCCGTCCATCCACATGTTAGTAATCATGTGACATACACGGTCTAAATTAATTTTAAGGTCATCTGGATGATCTACTTCACCAAGAACACTATTACCTTCTTTAATCTGCTCATTCAGCGTACTAACTGCTTCTGAGATTTGATCTACAGGGTAAATTCGTTCATTGGCGTTTTTAACACCACCTTGTATGCAGATGCCTTCCATGTAAAGCTCCTTACCATCTTTGCCCTCGACGACTTGCATCTTCGCAGATTCGAAAGTAAGGTCTTCTCTTAGGTATAGCTGTCCCATATACTCGGTCCCTAACTAATTAATCAATAACACTTTTAGTGTTAACACCGGCTGCTTGTGCTAAATCAGGCTTAGTAGCTGGCTTAACGTCAGGCTTTGTTGTGTTATTTTGATCACTATATTTTGGTGTTGGTCGACCTTCTTTGCCTTTGTTTCCATCATCAAAGTTTACTGGCTTTGCATCCATTCCTACTTGACCTGAGTTTGCATTGTATGGTGACTTACTAGCTGGTGATGTTGTTACTGGCTTTGGTGCTGGAACTAAATCTACGTTCTCGTTAAAACCTTCTACTTCAACATTGACATCAATTGGCTCGTCCATTTGATCTTGCATAGCATCCATGTCATCCATTTCGCCATCAATCTCATCTTGCTCGCCGTCGATGTCGTCACTGTTGTCATCAACTTGACCCATTAGTTCTTCGAATTCACCCATTAGTTCGTCTAATTTGTCTTCGATATCAACTACACGGTCTTCTAATTCTTCTTCTCCGCCATTGTCATCAACATCAATGTCAATCATTTCGATTTCTTCTTCATCGTCTTCGAAAGTTGCACCTTGCTCTTCTGTTTCAATGTCGTCGATTAGATCGTCAACTTGTGATCCGCCCATTTCCATTTCGTCAATTTTTTGATCGTTGTTGTTGTCCTTATCACGCTTTCCTTCTTTGCCCATTTCGTCATCTCTACGATCTTTCATAGATTGTGACTTATCAGCTTCCTTGCCGTCTTTAGCGCCTAAGTGCTCATCTTCTCTGTCTTTGTAACCTTGCTTTTCCATGACTTCTTCTTCAGCCATGATCTCTTCATAAATGTCTTTAGACTTATCAACGACTATCTCGTGAAAAAGTGCTTTTGCATTTGCTTCGTCATCATTGATGACATATTCTATTAATTGTTCAAATTTATTCATTGTTTCTTCTCCAAAGTCGTGTCTGTAAAGTACTTAACATATTTGTCAAATACTGGTAGTTTATAGGGGTAAAATGGGTATAAAATGAATATTTCTTTATGCTAAAGAAATTATTACATTGCTGGTGGTGGTGGTGCGAATTGAGCTTGTATCTTTGACAAGTCTTCTTTTCTTTCGTAGTTACGCATATCATACATCTTACGCAGTTTTGATATCTGCTTCAATGTAAGTTTTGTCTTACGCAACTCGCCAAGTTGAGGAACAGAGTTGTCATCTGCTTGATCTTGGTAACCTTCTGGAGGTGCTTCATAAAATTCAAATAGTTTCATGCTGTTATTTATACTGGTGCTGGTATTTCTGGAGCAGCCAGTGGATCATTAATATCAACTGGTTCTCCTCCCATTGCTGGATCCATCTCGCCGTCAGCAGCAACTGCATCTCCCATTTCAACATCGCCTTCAATGTCACTAGGACTAACACCAACTGTACGCAAGTCACTTCCTGTTGGTTCTACATCAACTGGTTGTCCAGTTTCTTCTTGCCACATTTCTGTGTTCTCTTGTAATTCATCATCAGTTAATCCTAGATAACGTTTCATAAGAAAACGTTTTGAAAAGTATGCAAGTGGCTCTAATGCACCAAATGCTTGCATTCTTGTTGTATCAAGTTCTGCTTGTCTGTAACTTGCAAAGTTTTGTGGTGGATTAAACTTGATTGAAAATAAACCACTGTCAATATTAAACCCTCTCCAACGCAAGAACATTTTAAATTCATCATCTAGATTCTCAATAACTTGCTTTTGTAGTCTTTCACAATACTGATTGAATCTATATTCCTGTATAAGTGCAGTACCAACACGACCGTCATTCATTGGTCGATCTGAATCATCTGGACCGGTAGGCAAGTAACTACTTGGTACACGAAGTCCTCTACACATCTTGTTGTTAAAGTATTTTAAATCATCAATCTGTCCAAGGTTCTCACCTCCCGGTAGTGTTTCAACTTTAGAGCCTCTACCTTCAGCAGTCTGC